CCGGTGTTTCATCGGGGGCGCATCCTCCATCAATCAACATTGAAAGGTTTTTATGAGCGAAATTGAAAGAGACCCCGATAACGGCCAGTTCGTGTCGCCCTCAAGCGTCAACGGCTGGGTGCCGCCGGAAGATGTCGGCGAGATAACCTATGGCCTGGATAGCGTAGAAGCCAGTTCGGGCTATACGCAGAACCAGCCAACCGCAGATGTCAGCGAAGACGACCCACTGCGCGAAGAGCGGATTGCGCTGAAAAGTTTGTTCCCAGAGAACAGCGATGAGCCTGTCGTTGACGGCATAACCGAACTCTCGACGATCCCGGCTGTCCTGATTGATCGTGAGACGGGCGAAAGGCTGCCGGATAACATTTCGATGAAGCCTGACGAGGCAGCCGAAAATCTTGCGGCCTACGAAAGCCAGCTCAACAGCTACGTTGAGGGCGACGACCTTGCCAACCTAGTCGATGTTGTGGATCAGGCCCGCGCCGACCTGTTGAAGGCCGACCCAAAAGCGGCGGAAGAATACGGCCTGGACGCGAAGGAAGTTGCGGCCAACGCCAAACAGCCGGAAGCCGTACAGCCGGAAGCCAACGTCGAGCAGCCCGAGATTCCCGGCGTCGATCCTGAGATTGCCCGTGCGGTGAATAATCCGCAGGTCAGGCAATTTTTGGAAAGCAACATGGCGCAAGCCGAGTCGGCCCGTCAGCAGTACGTAACCAGTCTCAATACCGCTAATCAGCTTGGTCTTTCGAGACTGAACGAATTGCTCCCCGACATAGCCCAATTGCCGACGATGGAGCAGCGTGAAGCGGCATTCAGGGCGTTGGCGACAACCGACCCACAGCGCTATCTCGCCGCGAGTGCAGAACTGAACCGAGTGGCGCACGTCCAGGCAGCACAGGCAGAGCAGCATCAGTATCAGGCATATCAGGACCAGCAGTGGTTCGCGGAGTACAAAAAGGCCGAAGACGCCAAGTTCGAGAGTGCGACAAACTTCTCGGCGATGAGCAATGCCGACAAGGCGCAGATCACCGACGAAATCAAGGCGATGTTTGCTGAAGCGGGTCTAAGCCCCCAAGAGATGGGGCGTCTGGTGCAGACCGACCGAACCATCACATCCGCTCTCGGGCAGAAAGTTCTGTTCGAAGCCGTTCAATACCGAGTGATGCAGAAGGCGGCGAAAGCCTTCCCTACGCGGCAAGCCCCGCCCGTTCAGAAACCCGGAACTCCAAGCAGCAAGTCCCGCTCGCAACAGAGCATGGAAGCCCTCGAAAGGCGATTAGCAATTTCGGGCTCCGAAGCGGACGGTTGGGCATTGCTACAAGCAAAGATGCGAGGACGTAACTAATGACTGACCAACCCGACTACATCGACCGCAGCGGCACAGTCGGTGCGCTTTCATCTGACGACGCGCCGGAGCAGATCGACGAAAATCTAGTCGTGCGATTTGCGCTCTATGGGCACGACAAGCGCGTTCAGATTCTTGAAGAGATGGAGCGAACCGCGTCCAAGGGCGACATGGAGGTCGAAAACCTGCGTGAGGAAATGACGCGGGCCGATATGCGCCATCGGATGACCACTGTGCATCACCAGCTTCGGAAGCGGGGGCGCTGATGACAAATCCCGTTGTCACCGCGTTGACGCTGCAAAAGGCGAACGAACTTCGCCAGCGCAATGATGCAGTGGCCCACGATCTTCAGATCAGGATTGGTGTCGCGCCGCCCCCTTCCGGCGAGTTGCCTTCGACCTTCGTCCGCTGGTGCCGGGAAAGGGGCGTGATCCCTCTTCCTGCCAAGCCGGAATCGGTTGCGTTGTTCCTGTTGCAGTCAAGAGACCTTGGCGTTGATAGCGCGGGCTCATTCGCGCTTTGCCGACCCGTGCAGCAGTTGGGCGGTTCGGGCGGCATTCGAGGAAATCGGCGGGGCCTACCAAATCCCCCGATCATGGCCAAAGGCAGAATGGCCGGTCTGGGAAGACCTGTCGTGGCCTGTGAAGCGTTACTTGGCCCCACGCGAGAAGGAGCGGGACGTTGCGATTAGCAGGGCACACAACGAGGCCGGAGAACTTCGGCACAAACTTAAAGAGATGGAAAAGAGAAGTGTTCACCAAAAACAAACAGCAGCCTGACGTGCCGATAGACGAGAAGATCGAGGCATTCCGCGCCGAGCTTGAGCAGTACATCGACAGCAAGATTGCCGAGATGAAAGCCGAGTGTCCTGGCGTCCCCGAACAGGTGCTCAGAAACCTCGTCTCCCATCGCGCCCCCGGTTGCCCTTGTCTGCAAGCCCTGGAGTTAGCCCGCTCATGACCGAAGCACCAAAGCTATCTATGGGCCTGCTCGACGGCATCGGCAAAATCCATGAGCTGATGGCGTCGGAGGGCTGCAATTGGGAAACCGCACGGCAACTGCTGGAAGCCCAGGAGCGCGAGGAGCAGCAGGAAAGCAACGTCGTTTCTCTCGACGAATTTCGAAATAGGAAAATTCAATAATGACTTTTGAGCACAAGGATTTCACGGGTTCCCTCTTCAAGAACGACCGGAAGAAGGCCGACACTGACGCCGACTACAACGGCAGCGGCCTAATCGACGGCCAGGAATACTGGCTTAACCTTTGGATCAATCCGACAAAGGACGGCAAGAAGCGGCTGAACATCAAGTTCAAGCCGAAGCAGGCAAGGCAGGGTGGCGATCGTGACGAACTGGCTTTCTGATCTTCGTCACGACCTCGACCACGCCGAACGCCTGGATACTGACCTCGCGTACTTTGCAGAACATTATCTGAAGATACGCACCAAAGCTGGCCCGTTGGCCAGCTTTGCTTTTAATCCGGCGCAAATCGAGCTTCACAACAGGCTCGAAGAACAGAAGCGGCGGACAGGAAAGGTTCGGGCAATCGTCCTGAAGGCCCGTCAGATGGGGGTTAGCACGCTTATAGCCGCCCGCCTGTATCGCCAAACTATCTCCGGCGAGGGCTTGCGGACGTTCATCATTGGTCACGAAAAACGCGCCAGCAGCAATCTCTACCAGCTTGTGAAGCGGTTTCACGACAATCTGCCGGATGACGTGCGGCCGTCTGTAGGCACCAGTAACGCGGAAGAGCTGACGTTTGACCGGCTCGATTCCGGCTACATGGTGCAGACGGCTTCGACCGAGGGCACTGGCCGGTCTGCGACTGCGCAGTTAATCCACGTCGGAAGTGGCGTTCTGGTCCAATCTTGCCGAACAAACCGCATCATTGCTGCAGACCACGCCTTCGATCCCCGGCACGGAAGTGATCTTTGAGTCCACGGCGGATCAATTCGGTTCGCTGTTTCACCAAATGTGGAGGGCTGCTGAAGCTGGCGACTCCCCGTTTGAGCCGATCTTCCTTGGCTGGAATATCGAGCCAGCCTATCGAACGCCGTTGCCGGAAGGTTTCACGGTGACGGCGGCTGAACAAGAATTGATGCGCCTGCACGGCCTGGATGAAGAGCAGATTGCATGGCGACGGATGAAGATATCGGAGCTGCGATCGGAAGACCTGTTCAAGCGCGAATATCCGCTGACGCCCTCTGAAGCCTTCATGGCCAGCTCGTTCGACTCGTTCATCCCGCCGGATATCGTGCTGCAGGCGCGTAAGACGACGGACGTTGAGCCCTACGGGCCGCTTCTGATTGGGATTGATCCTGCGGGCCAAGGCGACGACGCGACGGCAATAGCTTGGCGACAAGGGCACGCCATAACCAAGATCGAGCGGCGGCGGCATCTGACGACGATGGAAATCGCCGGTTGGGTCGCTTCCGTCATCAGGAAGAATAAGCCCGCGAAGGTCGCTATCGACACTGGCGGGCTCGGTGTCGGTATCTATGACCGCCTCGTTGAACAGGGTCATGGCGATGTCGTGACTGCAGTCAACTTCGGCAGCAAGCCGATTGAGCCACCTCCTCTGGACGATACTGGCAAGCCTGCCGGTGGCCCTTTGAACCGCCGCGCCGAGATGTGGCAGAACATGAAAAATTCGCTGCAGGAAGGCAGGTTCAGCATTCCTGATGACGACGCCCTTCATGCCGACCTGACGAGCTGCGGCTACAAGTACGACAGCTCGGGCCGGTTGGTGCTGGAATCCAAGCAGGAAATGCGCAAGCGCGGAATGCCGTCACCGGATTCGGCTGACGCAATGGCGTTGACCTTCAGCGAGCCGGAGGGGTCTGCGATTCCTCACAGCAGCCTCATCAACTTCAACCGCGTAATCGAATATCCCAAACCATGGGTGTACTGATGAAAGTCGAAACTGTTTGGGTTCAAATCCGACCGCCGCTGGGTGCCGATGCTGGCCTTGTCGAATTGGGCCACTACAAAATCCTTGAAGACGGCGCGGTGCAAATGTGCCGCGAGGATGGAAAGCCAACGGGCCATAAGGTGACGGTCGGCCCCGGCGAGCGTCCCCAGCGGATTGCTGCGCGATTGACGAAGGAGGCTTGGCACAAGCGGAATAAGGAGGTCAGCAGCTTCAATCGTCCGATTGTGTATCCAGTTTGGAAACCGGCCTAGTAGGGGTATTTGGAATCTAGCTTGTCCTGCTCTTCGCGGGCGAAGCTCTTGGCATTCTGTTCGGCGACTGCTTGTTCGACCCGATCAGGTCGCAACTGGCGACCGGGCAGGTTTTCGAAATAGAAATATTTCGAGGGCCGCCCGTCCGGGTAGCGGACTTCGTAGCTTCCGCAGTCGGGGACGACTTCGTGTTTCATAACCCTGATCTTCATTTCGTGTTTCATAGCGCGAGCAGCACTACAGGTCGCCGCAGCGGGCGTCTGTGATATGAATCAAAATAATGCGGACTTTTGAGTGACAAAGTATCGCAGCACGGGCAGATCGTGTATCCGCCCTGGAAACCGGCCTAGCCCTTCGCCTTGTCAAGCTCCATCATGAGCTTCGCCTTTAGGCCAAGCTCCACCAAGCGCCGGATGGCCTCGGAGCGGCCAACACCGTCCGCCTTCGCCCACTGCTCGATGCGCTTGATGAGGTCGGCAGGCATCCTCAAGACAACCTGCGGGTCTCTACCGCCAGTTCTCGGTCTGCCACGCCCCCGTTTTTTTGGCATTACCATTATTGACTTCTTCATAATATTGGCATTACCATAAAAGCGAGCCGGGAGGAAGGATCAGTTCCTCCCGGCTCTAACTCCAACCAAATGGTGACCTTAAATGGCTAGAGCTACCAAACACGATAGCACAAGTGCGCCCGTTTTCTCGTTCATAGCAATCGACTTCGCGCTGTTCCTGGCTGCCGCTGCGGTCGGCACGTTCGCAATCGCAACTCTGGTCTGACAACATGCAGTTGCCTGACAGAGACGACCTGACGCCGCCACGGGACAATGGCGGGCTCTGGCTGATCGTGGTGGGGGTCGGCGTATTCTATCTCTGGCTTACCCTGCTCGCGTTCGCGCTGCCGCTTTGGCAGTGACGACAATGGAGGCCCGCTTCGGCGGGCTTCTTTGCTTCGAGCAAATCGCGCCGTGACGGTGAATAACTCGCAGAAACCGGGGAGAGGCAAACCCAATGCTTGACGCACAGTCGCGAGCGATGGCTATATCGTCGCCAACCACACGCGGGGCACGAATCTCGCGTGGACACAGACGATCGACACGGCCGCTCCAACTGGGGCGGCCTTTCGCGTTCTAGGGCCGATGAATCCCCCAAAATGGGGGAAACTTTAATGTGTTGGACTACATGCCCCCTCGCCAAGGGGGACAAAGCGAAAACCAGTTTCCCTCTTTCGTTGGGCCTCGGGTTTTCGTTTCGACGAAACCACGGCGCTTTGGTGGCTTGGCGGGCCCGAGTGCTCAACGGAGCTTAAATTGACTAGCATTACGAAAATAATCGAGATCGGCGCCCTGGTGGCAAGGACAGGGCACTCCGATGACGAGACCGGCGCCCCGGTGGTGAATATTGAACTCGCATGGCGTTGTGCGCTGTTGCCCGAGCATCGGCTCAACAGCCGTACTAAAGCCTACACCGCGCTTGTGAAGGCTGGCTGGTCGAGGGAACTTCTCGACCGCGATCTCGATGCCGCGCTGGCGTGGGCAAGGTCACATCGCATTGCCGCCCATCAGGAGGACGCTCGCCGTCAACGAGCGGTCGAAAAGATGCGGATCAGGGGCGACGATGCGCTTGACGAAATGTTCCGTGCCGCCGGAGCTGATCCCGCCGACATTCCGCGCCGTGGGGTGCGGTGATGCGCACGGTCCAATTCGACACCGACCTAACCGGGGCTGAGCTGCACTGATGTCTCGCCCCTACACGATAGCAGAGGCGGCCGAAAGGCTGCGCAAGACTAAACGCTGGCTCATGGAATGGCTGCGCTCCCATCCCGCCGATCTAGATGGGGAGCTGTATTATACGCCCGTCGGGCGCGACAAGATATTACACGACCGCGATATCGCCCGCATTGAACTCGCTTTGCGAGGAGAGCTGAAATGCCGCTCACACTCAGGCCGCCGCGCCCAGGTAAGACGCCGAATTACGAAATACGCGGGACCTACCTCCGATGCAGCGTGGAAGTTAGCAGCGGAACTAACAAGCGATCCGTCGCTCTCAAAATCCTCCGACAAATCGAGGAGTGCATTGAGCAGCACGGCCAATATCCCGCACCCGAATCTAAGCCTCGTACAGGCGAGCCAACGTTCCTGAGTGCCGCAATCGCATACATGCAGGACGACGGAGAGCGAGCCTATCTTGCGCCGCTCATCAAATATTTCGGAGAAACCCCGCTGATCAAAATCGATCAGGCGGCAATCGACGACGCCGCCAAGACATTGCTGCCGCATGGTGCGCCGGATTACCGGAACCGCCGTATCTACACGCCGGTCTCTGCGGTGCTGCATCACGCTCTGGGCGACGACTGCCCACGGATACGCCGCCCCAAGGGCTCCAAGGGCCGAGAGCGCAAAGACTTCATGTGGCCCGATGACGCCTTCGCCATCATCGCGGAGGCCGAGAAGATTGATCCTGATTTTGGGCTTTATCTTCGTTTCCTGCTCTACACCGGCATTCGGAAGAGCGAAGGGCTTGCAGTGCTGTCAGCGGACGTGAAGCCGGGTGAGCGAGCTGCTTGGCTGCGCACCTCGAAGAACGAAGACCCGCGTATGCTCAAGCTCCGCGACGACATTGCGGGGCCGCTGGAAGCCCACCTTGAGCAGGCAGGCGACCGCCTGTTCAAGTTCAAGGATGGCGGCCATTTCAAACATCTGTTGCTGCGTGCCAAGCTCGCAGCCCGCGGCCTGCCATGTCCAGTGCGCCGCCCGACTGGCTGGAAGCCGCCAGAGTATCGGCTGGCCTTCGTCGGTTTTCATACCTTTCGCCACACCTGGGCGACGTGGATGCGCCGTTATGCCGGTGCCGACGTGCAGGGCTTGGTGGCAACCGGCAACTGGCGCGATCCGCGTAGTGCGCAGCGCTATTCACATGTGGTCCCGCGTGATGAGTGGGATCGCGTAGACAATCTCCCCACTGTGGGGAATACACGGGGAAAGACAAGCAATGCTGGAAATTAATAAGCAATTACAACGGGTGGACATCCCTCCCCCAGAGCCTGGCCGCAACTTTTTTCGAGGGTATCGCGTCCGTCACGGTGCGGCGCGACGTGGCGCATCATGGATTCCTGCTGTCGAATTTGCTCAGCCGCCAAATCGGTGCGAGGATCGAACCGAAAATCCGGAGAATTTGTTCTGCTGACGTTCAGCTCACGCACGAAGGAGCCAGGGCAATGGCAATGCTGGCGTCGGGG